ATAATGGGAAATCAGGAATTTCTTTTCTTTGCCCTGTAATTTTTCAAATATTCTATTTTCTTTTGGCGGGTTTCTTCGCTTTGGTTTTTACGGATACGTCCGCGCCGCACACGCATTGCCGATACACAGGTTTCACAGCGACAACCGTGCTTGAGGTACATTTTCTTCGAGCCGTGGACAGGGCTTTGAGGAATATAAATTGGCTTGGCTGGTTTTGATGCTTGCCTGATATATTGCTTTTCCCAAGGCTCCATTGGGGGATTGTCGATTAGTCGCTGCTTGGCTGCGATATTTTTACGGGTATTTCGATTGTTGTCCGCTTTCGTTGCCCACACGCAATTGAAAGGGTCGTATCCTTGATTAACGTCCACACGTTCGATGGTAAATTTGATGGGGCGAAAACCCATGTCTGTTAAAAAATTTTCAAAATTATTTTTCCAGCGTTCGCATATCGTGATCCCGCGTCCACCGTAGTTGTGGTAGCTTCTATTTTTTGGATTATAGCAACGTCGGTGCATGTCGCGCCAAGTTACGTAGGTTCGTGTTCTATCAGTAGTCATTGGAACGTATTATAGGGGAGGGTATGGTTCGTCAAGGGAAAAATGTATTCGGTTTCTACATCCACCCCGGCACGCATCGGGCACGGCGGCTCGAAGGTATCCCCCGTCATGAGAAAAGATGACAGTAGGTACCGGACTGTCACATTTATATGTGCTTGATCGTCGCACATACATATAGATATAACCTTGCGTCACATATAGCTTGCATTAATGCAAGGTCACGTTTACACTTTGTTAATATCTATAGGGTAATCAGGGTGAACACTAACGCAAGGGAATATATTATGGTTAGATTATATAGAGGTTGTGTAATTACCGAAACTCGCAAGCAAGGCGTATTGCCTTGGGGTGCCTATGTCGGGGATCGGTTTGTTTATGCTGATACACTGGCAGGAATTAAGCGCTTAATCCGTCAAACCTTGGAGCAAAGCTAATGACAATCACAGATATCATGGATCAAACCGGTATGGGCGAATTGCAGGCTTATCGGCATTTGCAGGATCGACGCAAGGCGCAAGCGCTTTACACCAAGGAAAGACGGCGGCAACGTCCGCAACTATCCCAGGATGCTGCTAATGAGGCTTTGAGGCTATGGCAGATAGCACGGTTATCGGCAAAGCGTGGCGAGGTTTTAACGGCGCGCGCCTATTATCGGGAATGTTTGGAAGTTTTAGGGCGAGGGTGACTAGTTGAGGCCAGCGACAAAAACAGATATAACGTAAAGTCATATTTTGAAATTAGCTGGAAAGAAAAACACTCAAATATTTTTTAGTAATCCTTATTCAGTCCGCCGACATAGTTGGAGCGTAGCATAGCGTAGCGCGAATGCGCGGAGCGACGAATGCGGAGCGTAAACATGGAGGATGCAAAAGCAAGCCTCTATCACCGCGCACGCGCGTATAAGGATTTCTATTCTACCTATTTTATTGGGAGGCGCATTAATCCTAATGTTTTTAACTTTTCATTAATCTGTTGACGTTATGAAATAGGTAGGATAGGAAGCCATTTCTACCTAATCAAGTTAAACGCTTTAAATGGAGTAAACGACATGACAAAGATATTTACAGAAGGATTTACCGGTTATGTTTGCGACGGTGAAACGATCCAAGCAGAATTTGAAGGATTGCTATTCACCGCAACAATTCATCATGACGATGATACGGGTGAACCTTGGAAAGAACATGACGGACATGGGCCAGTTACCGACTGGGTAAAGCGCAACAAGTTTGCCGGTGAATTGCTTTTAAATAGCGACGGTACAAGCAAGCGTTATTATGATTTTGCCGAAGCGGTGAAAATTGCGAAGCGTGACCAATGGGGAGTCAAGGGTGGTATGCTGGAAGGTGAAACTGCTAACCAATACGCAGCGCGCGCAGCGCGACATGATTTTGAAATGTTGCAGGCATGGTGCGACGATCAATGGTATTGGTGCGGCGTTTCCGTCACAGTCTCTAAAAACGGTGTGCAGCTAGTCGATGATTATGAATGTGCATTGTGGGGAATTGAAATGAATTATCCAGGATCTGACAATTCCTATTTATTGGACGTTGCAAACGAACATGTCGACGAAGCTTTGAGTATGGCAAAAGCCAAGTTGGCAAGCCTTTGCGACTGTGAAGGGAATTAAGATAATGGCCGATGAAACATATATCAGCGAAGCGGCTGCAATGCGTATCTTGTGCGGTGAAGGTGACTTCGCGCAATGCCAAGCAAAGATTGTCTTGATGCAATCAAGACTTAACGAAATAGCGAATTACCTTTTGACGCTTGATAATGGGGCGCGGCACTCGGGTAATAGGGAACTATGGCGCGGCGTCCAAAATGCTCCTATTGAATTGCAAGCGCGATATGGTCGAATATGTCGCATAATTTCACGCTACAGAATAAGGGGCTATTTCAATGCCGACAATATATGAAATCTCGACGCAATTGGATATATCGCTGCGCACGCTGCGCAAGCTGGATAAGGCGGGATATCTGAAAGCCACGAAATCGGGTGATCCGATAACCGATAGCGCGCGCGATAATCTTAAAAAGGGTAATCGATTGACAGCGCTGCAGCAATTGCACCTATTGCGAAATCCAGAGGCGCGCGAAAGTCTCACACAATGGGAATATGATGTCGACGTGACGCTGGAAGCGCTTGGTAATGTCGACGCTGATTCCGCTCCCTGGGACGTTTCAAGCGCTATTGAATTAGCTGCCAGGCGGGACGTCGACGCGATAAACAAAATAGCCGATTGGCTTTCTAATCTTATTCTTTGCTCTGATAGTTTCGACAAAGGCGCGCAAAAGGATCATGCATTTATTGCAGCGCGCCTATTGGCTAACATTCCGTTACATTCGCTTGTCGACCTATCCAAAAAGGCGCAAGCTTGTTTGTGGCAAGTTAGGCGGGCTCGTCCTGATTACTGGCAATTAAACGAAAGCGGAAAAACGGTTTATTTCAGGCCAAAGAAAAAAGCGCTTGCAAATCTCGACTTGTGACGCTAGGTAACATTAGTCGATAAGCTTTCAAAGGAGCGACAAAATGACAGATATTTATTCAAAATTCGATAAAGCCTTTTCCAAGACTTCCGCTGCCGTTATTCTATTTGACGGGCAGATGGTCGCCAAGGTTGCACACAAGCACGGCGCAGCCGTCACGGCTTATGTGCATTGGTTTGGTGTTGAAATGGTTTCAGGACGTGCAGGCGGCGGCGGTTATGATCGTGCGTCGGGAGCGTGCGCTGCAGCCGCAAACAAGCTACCATTAGGACTAGATGCCGAAACGGGCAAAGCCTGGGATAGCCAGCATAAATACAACGAATTTCGACGGGCCCTTGTGGCAGATGACGGGCGGCGGTGGGCCAGTGCTTTAGAAAACGCTGGCTTCACAGTTTTGGCGGTGTTTTAACATGACATTGCTAGGCACAATCGTCGACCATGACGACATGATTTGTTTGCAGACTTCGCCGCGTGTTTTCTATCCGTTAGGAGGCAATTCGGGCATAGCTGCAGACTTCCAGGAATATTTCGGAAAGCCTGCACGCACTGATATCGGCAGGCAATTGCACAGACAAAACGGCGTGCTTTGCATGGAGTCAATCGACCAGATGCAGGCACGATTAGAAAAGGAGCAAAGCTAATGGCTTTTTATGTGGAATTAGTCGACGCTGCAGGCGTTCGCCAATGGTCGGACGTTATGAGCGGGAATAATGCGCAAGATGCGCTATATGGCGCGCAGGGGCTTGCTAATTGTGTGCCAGTGGAGGGGGAAGGTTTGACATTGCGCGCCTATCCCCTGGACCTGGCAGCGCCACCAGCCGCAACATTACCTTATGATGGGGAGATAATCTAATGGCACAACGTGAACCTATTTCAGTTTCATCAATATTCCAGCTTGCGGCGCTGCTCTTTGCAACGTTCACGCTTGGACACATTATAGGAGCGGGGAAAGCCACTAGGCAGGGCTTGTTAGTCGGTTATGGCTGCGAAGGTGCGGCCGGTCTGATCTATGCACGGGAGGAAAGCGATTTCCCCGTGTGCCGTGAAATTCACAGGGAGGTTTACTAATGGCACAGCGCGAACGCAAAAAGCGGATAACTAAAAAAGCCTGGTATGATGCAGGCGGCTTTGCAAATTCGGATCTATTCCGGCTGCAGTCGCGCGGCGGATCGTGGCGCTATTATATCAACTTGGAGCGCTTGCCATGAAACCTTTAAACCTGCGCGAATTTGCACAAAGCCTCCTTTGTGGGGATCATCGGGAATTCGCATTCGAGATAATCGAAAACCTGGATTTTGTAGAAACAAGCCAGCATGACGAATTGTGTGAAGATATCGCGCGACATTCCGAAAAGGAATTCCAAGGCCATTCGCCTATAAGGCAAATCGACCGGATCGGGGACCGGTTAAACCAATTCGACGAAATTCTGAAAACACTCAAAGAAATAAAACCTATTGCACAACATCGCGGGGATCCGGATGACATTGTGCGGGATCTTGCTGAAATGTCCCTGGCCTTGCGTAACGTGTTAGGGCTGGATCCTGACGGCGATATATTTGAGGCAGTGACACAACTAATCGAAAACCAGGCGAAGCCATTGGAGTACGATCTATGAACAACCGTAAAATTGGAAAGCATCCGGCACTAGCTGCGCCTTATGGTTCATCTATTCCAGGCTGGCACGTAGCAGCGTTAGAAGCTGCACGACGTGATTATGATGCTGTCGAATTGGCAGCGTTAGAGGCTCCCTTTTCTGCAGTGGGTTTGCGGTCATCCTGGTATCTGGATCATGCCGAAACCCTGTTGCATATCGCGGAAATGTCAACGGCTGGTATTTCTGGACCCGACAAATCACAAGATGATGTGGTGACGTGAAGTCCCTTGCTATTTCCCCATGCTGCAAGCTATGAGGGAAATTCGGGGCGGGATTTCCGAACCTGGACAGACAAAGAAAAAGGGGCCGACATTAAGGCTGTCGACCCCTCTCGATAACTGCCTTGCAGGAACAGTGTAACGTGACTTTAAGCGAAAATCAATTTCATGGCAACCCCTGTCGTACATGCGGCGGGACGCTTCGCTATAAGACAGCAAAGCCATGCGGCAAGTGCACTGTTTGTGTCAGTGAGCAAGGCAAACGGGGGCGTCGAGGCTTGCCTGAACCTTGGACAGTGGACTTTTCTATTACCTCTGCAACATCTCAACCGACCGAGCATGGAAAGCCATGCTTACGCTGTGGTTCAACCGTACGATTTTCACAGACGAAAAAAGGAACATGTGTTCGTTGTCATAAGCAGTGGCGACGTGATCGAGAAGCACACAATCCAAAATATTTTAACGGGCTTTACCGTTCTCTAGGAATTACAATAAATAAATATCAATCAATGTGTGAGGAACAAGATTGGCGCTGCGCCATATGTAAGAAAGTACCTAAGAAACTTGTCGCCGATCATTGTCATACCGAAGGTACTTTTCGTGGATTGATATGTACGCACTGTAATTCTGGCCTAGGTTTCTCCAAAGATGATCCAGAAACCATGCTTGCCGCTATCGAGTATTTGCGGACATGCTAAACCTTCCTGAAATATTGCAGGGATCGAAAATTTTCCCTTGCGTTGCAGGAGGAAAAACGCCTGCAACTAAAGACGGCTGGCATGAAGCTAGTGACGATCCTGCACAAATTGCTGAATGGCAGGAAGCTAATCCCGACTTCAACTGGGCTGTCGCCACGGGATTGTCAGATCTTTTCGTCATCGACGTCGACCCTAACGGGCTTGATTGGTGGGCGAAGCTTTTGGAACGTGACCCTGCAATTCGTACGGCTGTCGATGCAGCGTACCAAGTCAGGACGCCACGCGGAGGGCTTCATATCTATTTTAGGGGGGAAGGCCCAAGCACCGCAAGCCGGATTGCCGAAGGTATTGATACGCGCGGTGGAATTAAGCGTGACGGTAAGATTGTTTCAGGTGGATATGTGTTGCTCCCAGGCTCCCGCACAGACAAAGGTACATATTCCGAATTGCCAGGAGGTGTAATCAATTCGCTGCCTGAAACTATTTCCGCGATTATTCCAAAAAGGCAAAAAACTGATACGCTCGGACTGTTAAAAAATCCTGACGCCGACCAGCCCCGTAATATTCAATGGGCGCTGGACCTGCTGAATAATTACGTCGCAAGCGGTCGCGTTGCGGTGCAGGGACGTGGAGGCAACAATCTCGCTTTTCAAGTCGCTTGCTCTATTCTCGACAAAGCTATTTCACCAGGTGCGGCTTTCGATCTACTGTGGGAGTATTGGAATCCCCATTGCGCGCCTCCTTTCGACGATTGGGAACTAGAACAGGTCGTGCGCAATGCGTCAGCTTACGGCGAAGATACTAGCAGCGGTGTAAAGGGTTTTCAGGCGAACGAAGATGCATTTGCCAATTTCGTAGGCCAGGAATTCGAACCTCCCGAGACTGCCGACCGTGGACGTGACAAGATCCAATTCCTGCACACCTATGCAGACAATGTGAAGGATCCGACGTGGCTTGTGCCTGGTATCCTGCCGTCATTCGGGACCGGTATGATTTACGGGGAAAGCGGAAGCTATAAATCCTTTGTCGCGCTGGATATGGCACTATGCTTGGCTTATGGGATTCCTGGACAATGGAATGCACCTCCGGTCCAGAACGACGTGCTTTTCATGGCTGGTGAAGGTCCGGTTGCAACAGCAAAAAAGCGTTGGCCGGCCTGGTTGGAGTGGCAGGGGATTTCGGACCGTGAAAGCCACCGTTTTTTGATTAAAGACCGTGTTCCCTTCTATACCGATAGTGACGCCTGGGAGCATGTGAAAGCCGACATTGCAGAGTTAGGCGCCAAGCCGTCACTAATCATTCTCGACACGTTGACTCGCCTAATAACCGGTCTGGACGAGAATTCTGCCAAAGATGCCAGCATGATTACAAACTTCATGGAGCAGCTCTCCCGCTATTATGAATGTTTCGTTCTCGCCGTCCATCACACCGGCAAAGACCAGAACAAAGGCGCGCGCGGATCCAGCGCATTCTATGCAAACTTTGATACTGTCATTTCGACAAAGCTGAAAGCAGGCGGCGCAGAGTTTCGGGTACGCAAGCAGAAGGATGCCGACGTGTCCGACGAAATCAGCTATTTCGCAGTGAAGGAAAGCGGTCAATCGATCGTACTGGAACGGACCGGCGAATTGGCCGACAATTCCCCTAAAGCCAAAGGTAGTCGCTACCCTTGGGCTAGTGTTGAAGAAGTCGTTCGCGTGCTGGAAAGCACAGGCGGCACGACAAGCGAAAGCATCCTGGTTGCAGAGATAGCAGGCGCGCACGGGATCGAAAAAGACGTCGTGCGCAAGCAGCTTGCCAAGAGTGACGAATTGACATTCCTGCGCCACACAAAGGGGCAGTGGTCGATTCCGAAGATGGAGTATGATTTGTAATGGGCCTCATGCACAAAACCTCGACCTATCGAATTGTCCAGGCCATGAAAGCCACCGGCAATCGGCCTGGAATCATTGCGCAGTGGAAAGCGCAGATTGAGCAATGGGTAGCACACAATCCTAACGCTCCGGAAGCTGCAGCGCTACGTGCATGGCTTCCCTTGTGGCAGGTTCGCAATCATTACAGCGCGCGGGAATTGGTACCTATCTGGCCTGTCCTTGCCGTCGTGCTTGGGCTTGCGACGCGACTGGAACATCTGAAATCCCCGAAGCGTTTGGAACATGAACTCGACTTTGCGAGACTGCCCCATTTTGAGAAAGACGGGGAAAAATATTACTATGTCGAGCAGATCCATTTGTATAAGAATGTGACGCAAGGAGAACCAGCGTGACAGATAGGCAAACCCGAATTCTCAATCGCTTTGAGAAAGCAGCGATCAATCTTTCATGGATAGGCGCACAACCTCCGCAAGACCATGACGCTATTCGCAAGGAATATCGCCGTGCAAGGGCAGAATTAGTGCGTGTCATTGGAGAGAAGTAATGTCATGGCAAGCTAAATGCTTTTTGGCGTTCATTGCAGGTTTTCAGACCTGTGCACTTTTGGTTTTGTTATGGGAAAAAATGTGATGACCTACACAGTCAACGATATGTGCACTGCCGGTTGCACTTCACGTCGCGGCGAGTGCATTCGGATTAATCGGTGCATGAGAGGTATTAATCCATGACCCACGATAACGTAACAGACATTATGGAGCGCCTGAACAACGAACTAGGATGGGGCATAGGCCCTGCTATGCTATGCCAAGAGGCCGCTCAAGTTATCGCAACACTACGCAAGCAACTTGAGAATGCGCGGGAGGCTTTGCGGGAAATACGTGATTGCACCACAGAGCATGGCGGGGCCGCAAAGGCTTTACGCATAATCAACGAAGCACTGAAAGGCCAGCAATGACACACTACACAGTCAACGATATGTGCACTGCCGGTTGCACTTCACGTCGCGGCGTGCGCTTTTGGGAGCAGCAAGGAATGCTTGGGATCGTCGAGCGGACCAACGGAGGCACCCGTAAATATTCAGCGGATCAAATCAGTCGCGCCAAGATCATCGCGGCCGCGCAATTTGGCGGCTGGTCTTTGGAAAAGACAAAGGAAATGATTGCCGAATGGGGACCGGAAACCCGTGCCGCATTGATTGACCGGCTGGCACTGCAAGCCAAGGCTGCATTGAAGCTGGCCGAAAACCTCCCCAAGTGTGACGGTATGGTCGAACATGACCTGGACGTCTTGCCGCAGGAATATGACCTGTGAAGATCGAAACCGGTGAACCTCGGGAAAGCGGATCCTATGTCTGCTACATGCACGGCGTCGACGTTCCTACCGTCGTTCGCTTTTGGTTGATTGGTACCGGCTGGTTGAACAATCTGAAAGAGCCCGTTGCCGGTACGGTTGCAGGCTGGATTGGTCCTCTACCTTATATGAATGCAGGTCCGGTGCAGGAGTTTGATTTGTGATCGTCCAGGAAAACGGCCCTAATTTTATTCTGCGCGTCCCGTCGATAAATAAGAATATCGTCGCGGATCTTATGGCCTATCGCGGCTTGGCTTTCAGTACGTCGGCGTCCAGCCGTGACGAAGCGGTTTTATTTTCCCTAAACCCCTATGCTCTTGCCGACATGGCGACGGATGACTGTCCGCAGCTTACGCCGTATAAAAAGGAAATTGAATTATCCCGAGCCCTCGACGGAAAAGGGACCACGAAACTTCCGCCTGGTATCGAATTGTGGGATTATCAAAAAGCCACGCTCGACTATTTGTTGAAGCGCAAAGGTGGAATCAACGGGGACCAACCAGGTCTAGGCAAAACTCCAACGTCCATCGCCTATTGCAATGAACGGGAAGCGCAGCGTGTGCTTGTGATCGTACCTGCATCGGTGCGGATCCAGTGGGGCGAACAGATTAAAAAATTCTCGACGATCCCCGCCGTTAAAGTGTCGGTCATGCTGAAAGTGAAAGACGGGATCCACCCGACCGCACATTACCAGGTGATAAGCTACGACGCTGCACGCAATCCGGCGATTATCAGGGCAATTTCAAAATACCGCTGGAACGTGATGATTTGCGACGAAGCGCACAAGATGAAGAATATCGAAGCTTTGACGACGCGCGCTGTTCTCGGGAACAATAAAGGCGACTACAATCACGGCGACATAAAGATGAAGGCAATTGCCGGATACTGTGACGAGCATCTAGCTTTGACCGGTACGCTCCTGCTTAATCGCCCAAGTGAATGCTATGTGCTTTTCCGGTTTTTCGATTGGGAAGCTATCGATTTTATGAGTGAGCAAAAATTCAAGGATCGATACAACCGGCAGGCGGATCTTACGACTATCGAAGGCAAACGCTTCAAGCTGGAAAGCACCAGCCTGGAACATGAATTGCAAAATCGCCTGCGGGTAAATGTCCTCGCGCGTCACGAGAAAAAAGACGTGCTGAAATTTATGAAGCCACCGCGCTACTCTATCGTGCGTTGCGAAGAAAACTCGACCGTGAAAAGCGCGCTCGACGCCGAAGGGATGCTAGATATTCCCCTCGACGAAATTCAAACGACAAAAGATTTCGAAATTCTTGGGCACATTGCAGCGGTCCGCCGCCTTATGGGAATGGCTTTGGCGCCGCAGATTGCGGACTACGCAGCGGATTTTCTCGAAGGCAGCGACGAAAAGCTAGTGATTTTCGGTTGGCACATTGATGTTTTGTCAATCTTTGAGCAAGAATTGTCCAAATTCGGTACGGTCCGTGTTGACGGAGGCAAATCCCCGGCCGCACGGCAAAAAGCGGTTGACGATTTTATCAATGACGATAAGGTTAGAGTGTTCTTAGGAAATATCCAATCGGCGGGCACTGGATTGGATGGACTACAGAAAGTTTGCTCACGCTGCTATTTAGCCGAACCGGATTGGGTACCAGCACAAAATGAGCAAGCCGTATCCCGCTTGGACCGATTTGGTCAATTGAGTGTTGTCAATGCGGAGATATTTGTAGCGCCTGGATCTATCTCCGAAAAAATACTTGTACGGGCCATTGAGAAGATGAACGTGATCCATCACGTTTTAGATGAAAAAGGATAGTGAAATGAAAAATTATACTGGTGAAGATTTCGTACCAATGCAGATTCCTCTTAGCATGTTTGGTGCAGTCTGTGCATTGCTTGGCGGTGCATCACTTGCAGCCGTTGCGATTGCAGAAGCCCCAAAGGGCGGCGAACGTGCATCGCAGGGCACCGAGAAACTTTCGGATACCAGCGTAACGCATGGGCAGGCAAGCCAGGAGTCGGATGGTATTGGCGCGACTGCGACGACACTTGCGTCCCCTTCTGACGTTGACGCCGGTGCGCCGGATATCGACGCACACGGTCATCCTTGGAATGCAGAATTGCACGCTTCGACGAAGGGCACCACGAAGGAAGGTTTGTGGCGTATGAAAGTCGGCGTGACACGTCCGGATCCTCTGCCTGGTTTCCCAAAGGCAGATGCAACGGGCACTGGCACAACAGCGACTTCCACGGAAACGCCGCCCGAGCCTTCTGCATCCTCGACGACTGCGACCGAAACGGCCCCCGCCCAAGCAGCCACACAGGAAGAAGATGACGAATTCGCCGCCTTCCGGAATGCTGCGGCCGAAGCCAATGCAACCGCCGATGCAGCGAAGGCAAGCGTGCCTGCACGTAAATGGACTGACGCAGATCTTGGCGCCTTGTGCAACCAGGCTGCGGTGAAACTTGGTGATCCTAACCCTGTCAAGGAATTGATTGCTGCGCACGTCCCCGAAGGTGAAGTTGCACACAGCCGCAATATCCCCGAGGAAAGCCGTGAAGCGTTCGCTAAGGCTGTTGAAGCCAAGGCAGGAATTGAATTCGCCGGTTAAGCCTCACGGGCCGCTCCGCTGGCAGACCGGATAATGTCTGCCAACCACGATGAAACAACGATGATTTAGGAAACAGCTATGAAACTCTCGGATTTATCATACCGCGAATATGTCGCGCTTGAAATTTTACCGGCCGTACTTGCTGCGACCGCTGCAGGGCAGCACAATGCCGGTGCCGGATATGCACCTAGCGGTATGTCTGTTGACGAAAGAATTTGCAGCGATGCTTTCCGCTTGGCCGACGCCTTTTTGAAGGTTGCTGGTAAAGAAAACGATAAAGTCACTTCGGACGAATTGCTGGCGCAACTGAAGTCGATTGTCGACGCAATGCCTGTCCGCGGCGGAATGGTGCGGCTTGACGGTGAAACCGTTGTAGCTTTAAAGCACATGATTGGATTACCGGTATGATCGAACTTGAACACTCCCCGCTAGGCGGCAGCGGCGCGCACCGCTTCATGACTTGCGCAGCGTCGTTCCTGGTAATGAAGGCGCAGATCGAAGCCGGTCAATTCGAGAATATCGAAAGCGAATATGCTAAACTCGGGACCGGCGCGCACGAATTAGGTGCGGCAGCAATTGCGACCGGCCTGGAACCTTACGAATATATCGGTGAGGAATTCAACGGCTATATGGTCGGTTGGCCTGATGGTATCGAACTCGACGCCGTGCATATCTATTTCAATGACTGCATGAAGATCCTTAGCAACCGTAAGGAGCAAGGCCGTCTGCTAATCGAAGATACGATTAAACTGCCGCACATTCACCCGCTGTTTAAAGGTACGGTCGACTTTGGCTTTTGGTCACTGTCCGATGGTGTTTACCTGCGCGACTATAAAAACGGTGAAGGCATTGGTGTTTCGGCACCTGGCAACCGGCAATTGCTCTATTATGCTTCGTTGATGATTTTGTCCGACGAGGAATTGTCGAACGCACCGCGCGACCTGCCCGTCAATCTCGGGATCGTCCAGCCGAATTTCTACGGCGTATTTGAAGAACCTGACGTCTGGATCACGACGCTAGGTGAAGTCGTCGATTGGTGCAACAATCAACTGTTACCACGCATGTTTGCCTTGTCGGAATTTCAAGGTGAAATACTGCCGACCGATTATGTACCAGGCACACATTGTCAATTTTGCCCTGTCCTGCTGGACTGCATTAAGATGCAGCAAGCGTTCATGGAATATGCAACAGCTAGTGAGGATTTTATCGTCATGCTTACGAACGAAGAATTAGACCATTATTATTCGCAGCGGGAATACGCACGCCGCTTCATGAATGCACTGGAAGAAACTGTACGTGCACGCCTCATAGGCGGCAGCGACATTCCAAGCGCAAAGCTGGTCGAAAAGCGTGTCAATCGCGTCTGGAAGCCAGGGGCAAGCGCTGCGCTGCAGGAAGCGTTCGGTGCGGCCGCATACAAGCCCAAGGAAATCAAATCACCTGCGCAGATCGAAAAGGTTTCCAGCCGTGGGAAGGAAATGGCTTTGGAGTGGGGCTATAAGCCGGAAAGCAATGCTTTGACCGTCGCACCTCTATCGGATCCACGGCCGGAAGCAAAACCGCGCACGAACGCAAACACCTTTGCTGCGCACGCTCAATCCTACGAAGATCAAGGATTTTGATATGTGGCAGGCAATCAAATGCTTTTTTGGGTTTCATCCCCAAAAACAGACAGAGCCTTATGGATCTATCATGCTCCATGACGGTCCTGCGTTTGTCTATCATTGCAAGGAATGTAAGCGAGTATTTTACGAGCCTTGGAATTAAGGATTTTTGATATGAGCGAAATGGGACAATACCGTATTAAATTACAGGAAATGCCTGAATACGAGCAAGGGTGGAATGCCTATGAAAGAGGTGTTTCAAACAATAATGTTTACGTAGGTGATGCAAAGAAAGCCTTTGATTTAGGATATCATGATGCCCATTATGACCGTCAAATATTTGGCGATCAGTAAGGAATTCTCCACACCGCTGCGTCCCCGCGATGTGACAGGATATTTTCATTAAGGGACATAAAGGAAGTAACAATGGCTGAAACTGAACGTTATACTCTAATCAAGCCTGCACGGCTGCTCTATTCGTCAATCACGGCGAAATCGGCACCACGCAACATCGCAAATGCCACGTCTAAATTTTCAGGAACCTTCGGGCTCGAAAAGGAAGATTTCGACAATGTTGTCGGTATCATGGTGCGGGCGATCAAAGCCGAACTCGGATCGTTCACGTCCCCGACCGACTATTATCTTGCCTGCATGGGCGGAGAAACAGCCGGCCGTCGTGCAATCCAGAAAGCGGAATTGGACGCACAAGGCAAAGGATCCGACGAAGCATTTAAGATTATGGAAAAGGCGCAGAAGCGTGCCGAACTCTATAAGCCTTATGCGGGGATCCTGACTGCATCATCGCAATATGATGTATCGCTCGCGCGGCTGGAAGCCGGTAAGGTGATCGATATTCCCGACGAAGAACATGCCCGTGCCCAAGCTGGCAAGGACCTGTTCTATCCTGGTGCGTATGTCGTCCCTGCACTGGCGTTCAAGGCGTTCCGTCGTAAAACCCTCGACGCCAAAGACGGCGTGACTGCCTATCTGCAAAACTGCCTGTTTGTCCGTAAGGGCGAGCGGATTGCTGGTGCAGGTGGTCCAGGCAACAACGAGGTGTTTGGATCCTATGCCGGATATTCCGATTATGATCCTACCGCTATGGCGCCGGGTAACGGGGATTTCAAAACTGATTTGGATGACGACGTACCGTTTTAAGTTTCGCAACGGCAAGCTAAGTGCCGTGAGTAATCCGCTGGCAGACCGGATGCGAAACGTCTGCCAACCCTTGCAGGAGAAAAATCGTGGAAGATCCAGAGATATATTATCGTGAAGTGAATGCACGATATTCAGGCGACGACGTGCTTGCAATATCGTGCATCGAATTTAGGGTAGTGAGGCGGACGCCAAAAGGTCGCTGGATCACTCCGTCATGGAATGATGACGACACTCGATTTTTGAAATTCGTACTCGACGGTGAAGGCAAACGTTACGCCTATCCGACGCGGCAACTCGCACGCGACAGTTTCATTATTCGCAAGAAGAAAGAAATTCAGCATTGTAAGGCGCAGCATGATCGGGCCGTTCGCTATCTTGCTTTAGCTGAAACCGGCAAATTTGGTACTCGGACCGAAGCACTGCACGAAATTTGGACGCATGACATTCTTTTGCCGGAATTCATGAAATGAAAATCCATACCGGCACGCCGCCCGTTGAAGGTCGCTACGCTGCTTTCGTGCGCTGCAGAGGCAGGCAGGTTAGTGCATGGTGCGAACCTATCATTGCGACGTGGGCTGGTGGAAAATGGCATTGCGGGCAAATGGTGTACGGCTGGATCGGTCCTTTCCCTGCAGTCAAATCTATCGACCTAATAGATACAGCCATGCAGAAATACGATTTATAGGAGAATGAAAATGTCAAAACCAATAATTTGCATCGATTTTGATGGTGTCATCCACAGCTACGAAAAAGGCTGGCAAGATGGGGATATTTATGGGGTCGCAACTCCCGGCTTTTTTGAATGGGCTGCACAAGCGCAGGCACATTTTAAATTGGTCGTATATTCTTCACGCAGTAAAACGCCTGAAGGTATTGCAGCAATGAAGGAGGCCATTGATCGTTGGTACATGGATTCATTGGCTGCTGGTGAAAATCCGTTACTCGACTTTTCGCAACTTGAATTCAGTGATGCGAAGCCTCCTGCTTTTCTCACCATTGATGATCGTGCTATCTGCTTTTTAGGTGATTGGAAGGTTCTGGATCCTGCACAACTTACGCAGTTTCAGCCGTGGAATGTTTTTGACCGGTCGGATGCTAATAATTTCGTTAACGACTGGAATAAAATGATTGGTACGATATCTTCGTTTTCTTCAAAATGGAACTTGCCACAGCCTGAAATCATTTATCACCCTAAAGTTTTGGACCATATACGTGCAAATTCCTACGAACGAATTTCTGACACTTTAATTTTCATGGGTGTTAAAATTCGTTTCGGTTTTTGGGAAGTCGTCACATCGTTTAGGTCCAGATAATGCGCTACGTTGTCGCCGACTTTGAAACTGCCAGCCGTGCGGATCTAGTGAAGATTGGCGCATGGAAATATGCGGCCGATTTGTCGACGTTCGTTGTCTGCCTGGCCTATAAAGTGGTCAAGGATAACCAGCCCGCACCGACGCGCACGCTATCGGAAAAGCAGCTTCACGCGCGGGATCCTGAATTGATGGAATTGTGTAACGATCCTACCGTCATCTTCGTCGCACATAACGCCGGATTTGAACAAGCCATGTGGAAATTTCACCTGGTTCCTATGGGATATCCTGAATTGCCTCCGGAGCGTTGGCACGACACTATGGCAACTGCCGGCATGAAAGCCTTACCTCTCGGGCTCGATGCTCTTGTGACGGCGCTGGAATTGCCTGTGAAGAAGGATATGGACGGACACCGGCACATGCTGATTATGTGCAAGCCCGACCGCTATGGTGGCTGGTCGCAGCATAATGACTACAACCTGCAGCGCCTCTACGATTACTGCGATAGTGACGTTGGAGCGCAGTACGGCGCCTATATCGCGATGAAGGGGCTCGGACCGTCAGAACGCCATA